GGCCCGCGAACTCGCCAAGGCCATCGGCTACCACCTCGGAGGGGACGAACGCCAAGAGAAACGCAAGCGCGCCCCCGCCAAAGAGGTTATAAAGCCACCGCCAGACGCCCAGCCGCCCGCGGACTGGAACCACCCGGCCCACGGCAAGCCCACGCAGGTCTGGGAATACAAGGACGGCACGGGGGCCCCGCTGTTCTTCATCGCCCGCTACGACACCGAAGGCGGCAAGGAGTTCCTGCCGTGGTCGTGGTCAACGGAAGGCCGCTGGGTGATGAAGGGCTGGCCCGAGCCGCGCCCGCTTTACGGTCTTGACCTTCTTTCCAGCCGTCCGAACGCCGCCGTTCTGATCGTGGAGGGCGAGAAGGCCGCGGACGCCGCGCGCCAACTGCTCGGGAAGTTCTACGCCGTCATCACATGGCCCAACGGGGCCAAGGGCACCAAGAAGGCCGACTGGTCGATCTTGAAGGGCCGGAAGGTCATGCTCTGGCCGGACTGCGACCGCCACATCGCCAAGGATGAGAAGAAGGCGCAGGAGGCCGGGGTCAAGATCGGCGAGGAGATCCCCTACAACAAGCAGCCCGGGCAGCAGGCCATGGCCGAGATTGGGGAGATCCTGCTCCCGCTCTGCGAGGAGGTCAAGGTGCTCGATGTCTCCGGCCAGCCCGACGGCTGGGACGCCGCCGACGCCTTGAAGGATGGGTGGACGGTTGAGTCCTTCCTCGCATGGGCCAAGCCCCGAGTCAGCATCTATCGCGTCGCGGAGATCCAGCCCGAGGGCCCGATGGTCTCCCCAGATCCGAAAGACGCGCCCACCTCGATGTTCACGATCTGGGACAAGTTCGGGCTGGCCCTCACCACGGACGGCGTTCCGATCACCAACATGGACAACGCGCTCCGGGTCTTGGACGCAGACCCCAAGCTGGCCGACCTCGTGTGGTTCGACGAGTTCCACCAGCGGTATTTCACCCGCTGGGATTCGGTCGAGCCCCGGGAGTGGCGCGACAAGGACACGCTCAACCTCACCACCTACATGCAGCGGCACATCGGACTGCGCCGGATGTCGGACGACACCGTGCACAAGGCGATGGTCATCAAGGCCAACCGCCAGACCAAGAACGAGCCGCGGGACTGGATGGAGACCTTAAAGTGGGACGGCGCGCCGCGGATCGCCGCGTTCTTCACCGCCTGCCTCGGCGCGGAGGATAACGAATACACCGCCGCGGCCTCCAAGAATTTCTGGGTCGGCATGGTCGCTCGGATATATTCCCCCGGCTGCAAACTGGACAACATGGTCGTGCTGGAAGGAGCGCAGGGCAAGTTCAAGTCCAGCTGCCTGCGCGTGATCGGCGGGAAGTGGTATGCCGAGGCCCACGAGTCCGTGATGAACAAAGATTTCTTCCTCAACCTGCACGGCAAGATGCTGATTGAGATCGCCGAGTTGGACAGCTTCAACCGCGCCGAGGTCTTGACCATCAAGCGCGTGATCTCCTGCGAAAACGACCGTTACCGGGCCCCCTATGGCCGCGTGGCCGAAGACCATCCGCGCATGTCCATCTTCGTGGGGACAACCAACGAGTCGGCCTATCTCCGCGACAACACTGGCGGCAGGCGGTTCTGGCCCATCACCATCGGCTCGATCTGGCTGGAAATGATCGCGGACAACCGCGACCAGCTTTTCGCGGAAGCCGTGGCCGAGTTCAAAAAGGGCACGCCGTGGTATATCATGCCCGCCGCCGTCACCCAAAAGGAGCAGGAAGCGCGGCGGCAGGCCGATGAGTGGGAGACGGTCGTGGACATCTGGCTGCGTGAGCACGGGAAGGACGACACCAGCGTGCGAGAAGTGGCGACCGAGTGCCTGCGGATTGACATCGGCAAACTGGACAAGGGAACCCAGATGCGGATCGCCGCGGTGCTGCGGAACCTTGGGTTCGACAAGAGCCAAAAGCGCGTGGGAGACTCTGGCGGCAAGGTGTGGCTCCGCGAAAAGGACAAGACCATCCAGCCGGAACTCCTTGACCCAGAACAGGCCTAACGCTGGCTGTTGTTCACGGAGACATAACCTCAACGGTCACACGAACCAATTTTCCATCCAGTACAAAAAAAGATGTATGGCTGTCAATTCTTGAGCAGTGCTTCGCCGCACACCCAGCCAACAGGATCGCCGAAGCGATAATGCAGGCGAGCTTCAAAACGCCCACCGATACTTGACCGACGCGCCGCCCGCCAGCTTGGGCGCAACCTCGAACCCCGACGATACCGGGCGCGGTTTCGGAACCTCATCGGCGAACAGCGCGTGCGTGAAGATGATCGCGCCGATCAGGAACAGTCCGACGGAATACTCCCGATCCGTGTTCTCGAAGTGCCGCTCGTGTTCATACTTGGCATAGATCAGCTGCGCTTCCGGCGTCTGCTGCGCGGTGGTTTTCGAGAAATCATACTGCGCCTTGAACCCCTCCGCGTCCGACCCGTGGCCCCGGGATTCCAGCATCGAGTAGATCCCCGCACCAAAGAACGCCGACGAGATCAGGTATTCGACCCGCTTCCCGGCGTAGGCGTTCCCTCCCATTATCAGTCCGATCAGCAGCACGGCCAGCGTCTTCTTCATGGCGTTCGCCTCCCTTGGCCTGTCCCAATACGGCGAGTGGCACTTCCAGCAGGCCCGCGGCTTTTCCCTGCTGCGCTGCACCCACGGCTTCTTTGGATCGCTCCCATGGCCGCAGCGCAGGCAGACCAGCGTTTTGATGTTCACAGCGGTTCCTCCTTCTTCATGTTTTGATAGGTGCTCTGGATCTCTGCGAGGATCTTGTCGTAAAACTCCTCGCTGAACTCTTGGCGCAGGAGAAGGCCCTGCACCATCAGCGTCACATCGAAGATGCGGATGCGCTTTTCCTCCTTCCCCGGAGGCAGCGGGCAGAGCGCGATCAGCGTCCCGGCGAAGGGGTGCGTGGCGTTCTTCTTCTCCGCGGCCATGTGCTCGTCGCGCCATTTCCGCAGGATGCCCTCGAAGTCGGCGATGGGGTGAACCTTGAAACTCTTTTTCTCCCCGCAGCTACACCGGGCTTCGTGCTCATCCGTCTTGTAGTTCATTTCCGTCGTGATTACATGTTCCATGGTGTCCTCCTTAATCCTGATAGGCCATCGCGTAGCTGACGCGGCCTTTTTCTTTCCGCTTCTCCCACTTCTTCTTCCCGAGCACCACGGCCTCGTCCTCGTTCAAGGCCATGACCTCCACCACGCAGCTGCGCGCCTTCTCCTTCACCTCGAAGTGGAACGGCCACAACACGAACACGGCGCGCTGCCACAGCGGGATGGTCTTGATCTGCAATTCCACTATATACTTTTTCATCAGAACGCCCTCCTGTTTTATTTTTTTTATCACTGCCGTCAGTAAACTGCACTCCCGGTCATGGTCATTTCCGAAACAAAGTTCGGCGTGCTTCACAGCGGCCACAGTTTCCAAGATCAGCATCGGATCATTCATCAGTGCGCTCCTCTCCTGATTTTGATTTTTTTGTCCCGGCGTTCCATGATGGTGCCGACCGGGATCTCCGACACTCCCTTCAACATTCCGCGGAACTCTGCCAGCCACTTGCCCGGGTCTTGCTGGTAGCGCGCCGCGATGACGGCGCACATGGCGTGCTCGGCTGCCGAGACCCGGGAGACGGCGACCTCCTCCACCATCGCGGTGGTCGTTCCCTTCGCCGTGTTCATGCCGGAGAAGGCGCGCTTGCACCCGCAGTCGTCGTCCACCTTCCCGAACTCGCACTCGGTGATCGGCAGCATGACCAGTTCGCCCTCCATCCCCCAGAAGAAGTCCGACTTCCTCAAGCCCTGCCCCTCGGTCGTGGCGATCAGGGCTTTCACGGCTCGGCCCGCGGGAACACGCCGCGCCAGTTCTTCACATTCTCCACGCTGCCCCAACAGTTAGCGGGTGCGTGGTTGTAGAGGAAGCGCATGATCTCGGCCATGGCCTCGGTGTTCTCCAAGTCCGCACGCCCGAAGGCCTCCTTGAGATCATTTTCCAACACCGCCCGCAAGAAGTCTCCCGTGGGCCGCGCCTCGACGATCCACTCGACCAGTCCGTCAATGTCGTGCTCCGGCACCCGCGAGAGGACTGCCGCCTGTCTCAACGAACTTCTGTATGCTTCGATGTCCATGGTTTTCTCCTTTTATCTTTTGCAGAATTTTTTGAACCAACGAGCCAACGGGCCGCTCTTACTCAACGGGCACGGCGAGATCACGCGAACAATGTCTCGCACATGCACGATGCAGTTGTCAGCGTCGAAGTGGTTTTTTATAACCCACCACTCCGAGTCTGTGGCTCTTATAAAAGCGGGGCTCTGTTCTTTCCAGATCCCGCCCAACTCGACAAGATCCCCAACTCGGATTTTTTTATAGTCTTCCTTTTTCATTTTGAATCCTCCACTCATGCGCGACCCATGGACGCGCGCGAAACCGCAGCGCGCGTCCCTTCCGTTTTCTACTTACCCTTCATGAAGCCCGGCTTCAAGCCCGCGGCCTTCCGATCCGCTGCCGTCTGCTTGGCGGCGCGGCTCCTCGACTTATCCGTCAAGGCCTGCCGCTGGCGGGCTATGATCTCGGTGATCTCCGCAGGGATGACCAGCCGGGTGGTGCCGTTGGCGTCCACATGCTCCAAAAACACCGTGTCACCCTCGTCCCGCTGCCGGAAGGTCTGCACGGTGTAGAGGTGCGTTCCGATCCCGAACACCGGGATGACGCGCTGCACCGCGGCCTTGGTCTTCACGACATCCGGCAGCCCGTCCAGCTTCCCCAGCAGGGTGTCGAAGTGGTTGAGCGTCTGTTTCTGTTCGTCCATGGTATTACCTCCTTTAGATGTGGGCGGTGTGGTCTGCCCGGTTACTTCTCGATCCAAACGGCGTTTAACTCCTGCCCGTCAACCTTCACCAGCAGGCGGCGACGGCCCCAAGACTCCTTGGCGTCAACGACCTCGACCCGAACATCAAGGCCGCCGAAGCTGTGCGTCAGCTTTTGGCCGATCATCTTGCCGAGTTCCGCGGCGGTCATGACGGCACCGCCAGACCGTTTTCGGCCAAGAGTTCCGACCGCAGGATGATGGCGTCCTTTAAGGCGTCCACCGCGTGCGGTCTTGCAGGCGTGCCGCCCATGTAGTAAAGGAACCGCCCTCCCTCCTCGACCCTCACTTCTCCGCAATACGCCCCGATGTTACGAACGAACCGCACCCGGGGAGTCAATTTGATTTCCATGGTCGTGCCTCCTTAGACCCACGCCGGGGTCTTGTCCGTGTCGGGGATGTGCTGCAAGAACCCGACGACATCCGCAGGCAGTTCTTCCTTCCTCCACATGCTGCCATATTTATAGCCGCAGACCTCGCAGGGAGCGCAGAGCAGCCCTTCCTTGTGTTCGTCCGGGCGCACCCAGATGGCGAGGACGCCGCGTTCGTCCCGGTTGGCCATGTGGTTGGCGGGCAACTCGTTGGCGTCAATCCGGCGATCCTCCCACTTGGCGGCGCGCTGGTGCTCGCATCCGGCCTGCATGTCGTTCAGGTGCCAGCGGGCCCAGATGTCCAGAAACTTCTTAACCTTCCAGAAGTTCCAGCCCGGGGCGAAGGTCTTGAACGATGACGCCTTGAGGTGCATATCAATCTGGCCGCAGCTGCCGAGCGCGTTCCCACTGGGAAGCGGGCCCTCCACGCCGCTGATGGACAGCTTCCCGTCCTCGATCTTTATCCGGCAGAACACCGACGCCGCACGCCGTCCGACCGCAACCGTTCCGAGTCTGATCGTTTTGTTCACGACCGCACCGCCTTCTTGATCTCGCCGCCGTTGGGCCCGCAGTTCCCGGCCAGATACTCGCGCCAGCGGCCTTCCATGAAGTTGGGATTTTGGCTCCGGCAGAATCCGACCAGCGCATCCTTCACTTCATCCGAAACCTTGACGCCGCGCAGCGCGTCGGCCAGTGCCACAAAGTCCTTTTTGCTCATGCTCATGGTCATCACCTCGTTTTAGATTCCGGGGCCGCCGCCCGGTCGGTTTCTCATCCTTCGCTTATAGTATAACATGGAACAGCATATATGTCAAGGGGTAAAATGAAAAATCTTTTCGGCTGTTTCGTGGTCATCTTTTTGGCCAACTTCCCGGGGCTGGCCGGGGCCCGCCGCTCGCCGATTTTCCGAGTGTTTCCACCTCGCCGCTGTTTCCACCTCCGGCAACCTCTGAAAATGCGAGGTGTGCAAAAAAATGCCTTGACTTTCTCTGCCTGTTTCCACCTCATACCACCTTATATCTATTTTATATAAACTTCTGGACAATATAATACCTTATATAAGGAGAGCGGAACAGCCCGTTCCGTAAGGTATAAGATTGGCGGGGACTATATGGCACAAGGTGGGAAGGTTATATTTTATTTACCACATCGTTGAATATTTCCACCCCGTCATGTTATAATATGGACATGGCACACACCGAAATCAGAGTTGAAGTCAATCCGAAAACCGCGCAGGTCTTCCGCTATCATTGGGATGAGATAAAAGAGCCCGGAGAGACCGTTTATTTTACCGGGATTCCGCAACCACTGACCGCGCAACAACTGGCCTACCGCTACGCTAAAAGACGCGGTTGGAAAATCACGACGCGGATCTGGAACGCTTCCACCTTAATAGTCACCCGGCTTTCCTGATTCAAGCCGTCACATAAAAAACACACACGCCCGGAACAGGGACACCGCCGCCATGTCATAAATCCAAAACATTTTCTTCAAAAAAACTTTACATATACCATTGACAAAATCTGGAACTCGTTTTATAATGAGCGCATGGAAACTGTGGAGCCGCAAAAACACGCAGGCGGTCGCCCCTCAAAATATCATCCTTCCTATTGCGACGAAATAATCGCGTTCTTCTCCGTCAAACCGTTCGAGACCGTCCAAGTTCCAGTCAAAAATACCACCGCAAAAGGCAAGACAACCGAAACCGTGCAGCTGGTGGATCGCCCCAACGACCTGCCGATGTTTGGAATGTTCGCCCACAAAATCGGAGTTCACCGCGAGACGCTGACCGAATGGTGCCGCGTTCACCCCGAGTTTTCCGAGGCCTATAAAAAGGCCCAGCAGTTGCAGGAAAACTTCCTGACCTCAAACGCTCTCCGAGGGAATTTCGAGCAACCGTTCGCAATCTTCACGGCGAAAAATATTCTCGGATGGCGCGACCGTCAGGAAATTTTGGAATTAAAATTCGTTTTCGAGTTCATGGGGAAACTGACGCCGATCCTCAACTCAACGCTTCCCGACAAGTGCCCGCACTGCAAGGGCTTGCTGGCTCTGCGCGAGCCGATCATCAAACAGCTTGAGGAGTTGAGCCGGAAGATCGAGGTGCCGACATGAACGCCGCCGAAACTATTTTCCTGATGTGCCAGCGTCCGGCACCGCAACGCCCGCACGCTCCCGCACTACCCAAGGAGGCAAGACCATGGCAAAAGTAGAGCACGCGCCACCGTTCACACCGCCGCACGACCCAGACGCGCCGCCCGTTCACGAGCCCGTGACGGACGCACCGAACGCAGCGCAGCAGCCAGCGACGCCGCCCGATCCGGCCAAGCTGGTGCCGCCGATTCCCAAATCCTTCCGCGCCTACGGACTCATCCGCGTGAACGGCAACGAGTGGCAGCTGGTTCGCCTCTCAATCAGGGACGGTAAAGTCATCCAGCACGACGCCGAGCCGCCCAACTTCATCGGCGTGTGCATGGGACACCTTCTGGAATATGTGGAGGACGATGACCACTCAAGAGCGTGACGCCCTGCTGGTTGCCTCGCTGATCTGCCTGCTGGTCGCGGGATTCATGCGCGGATTCACTCTGCCCGTGATGGCCTGCCTCGTCCTCGTCTTCCTGCTGATCTGCCGCGCCGACTTCTTCGCTCTCATCCCCAAGAAGCCGGAGGGCCATGCGCCCGCCCTGACTCCCGAGCAAGCCGCCAACCTGCAAACGGTCGGCACGCTCCGGCAGGAGTTCGAGATCATGAAGTCCAAGGTCTCGGCGCACGCCATCATGCTGGCCGTGAGGAGCGCGACCAAGCCCAAGGCAGCGAGCGAGGAACCAGCCGACAAGGTTTGACGCCGTGACGGTCAACCCGCTGGCGTTGGCGTTCGCGCAGGCCGCGCAGGAGTTGAGGACGCAGAAGCCCAAGGCGCAGGACACGGAGGAACACTGGCGCGCCGCTGATTTGTCGTACAAGATGTGGGATGTGCAGAAGAAGATGGCGCACACCCTCCGAGAAGCTGGCGAAAATAGTTCTTTGAAAAAGGTGCTCAACTGCTCGCGCCGCTTGCGAAAGAGCACCACTGCCTTGATCGTCGCCACCGAACTCTGCTTGAAGAAGCAGGGCGCGCAGGTGCGGTTCGTGGCTCCCACGGGCAAGATGCTCCGCAAAATCATCCGGCCACTCATGCGGATGATCTGCGAGGACTGCCCCGAAGACCTCAAACCGATCTGGAAGTCACAGGACTCGATGTTCTACTTCCCGAGCACTGGCGCGGAGTTGCACCTTGCAGGAGCCAACAACGGCCACGAGGACGACAGCCGCGGCACCGCCGCCGACATGTGCGTAATTGACGAGGCGCAGCTGATTAAAAATCTCCGCTACCTCGTCGAAGATGTGCTCATGCCGCAGCTCATCACCTCCGGCGGCCCGCTGTTCATGCTTCTGACGCCGCCCAAGACGCCCGTGCACGAGTGCCTTTCCTATGTGCTCGAAGCGAAGCTGGCCCAGACTTACGCGGAGTTCGACATCCATCAAGGGGAATACCCGCCGGATGTCATCGAGAAGTTTTGCAAGGAAGCAGGCGGCCCGGACTCGACCACATGGCTGCGCGAATACATGTGCCAGTTCATCGTGGACAAGAACTTCTCCATCGTGCCGGAGTGGGTGGACGCCATGGTCGAGGAGTATGTGCCCGACGAGTTCGCCCGGTTCTACCTGAAATACGAAGGGATGGACATCGGCGTGCGGCACCTGACGGTGAACCTCTACGGCGTTTACGATTTCAGGAAGGCCACGCTATTCGTGCAGGACGAGACGGTGATCTCGGGGCCGGACATGACGACCAAGAAGCTGGCCGAGCAGATCCGGGCGAAGGAGGCGCAGCTGTGGGGCGAGCCGAAGATCTGGGGAGCCAACGCCAAGCCGCACCTGCGGATCGCGGACAACAACAATTTGATTTTACTGCAAGACCTTGGACACGAGCACGGCATCCAGTTCGCGCCGACGACCAAGGACACACTGGAAGCGATGGTCAACAACATTCGCCTCTGGGTCGGGCAGAAGAAGTTGCGGGTCTCTCCGCGTTGCGAGCAGCTGACGGGCGCGCTGAAATATGGAGTCTGGAACGACAAGCGCAAGGATTGGGAGGAGTCGCATGTTTACGGCCACTTTGACGCACTCGCCGCGCTGATGTATCTGCTGCGATATGTGGACACGGTGACGAACCCGATCCCGGGAACTTTCGGACTGAACGCGGACACGCAGTTTATCAGGCCGCAATCGAATTTGAGCCAGAACGCGGCAACATTACGCAGGGCCTTGGGGGTTAAAAAATGAGATTCAACGATCACTTTGTCGTGGACAGACCAGCGGAAACCGCGGAGCAGGCCGAGGCGTTTCTCGACGGCGAGGGGAAACTCGGCTACGAACTCGCGCAGGCCATCCCGCTCGAAGGCGGCAAGATCCGCTACATTTTCGTAAAGGAGACCTGAACCATGTCCGAGGCGACCCCTCCCAAAACTTCCGAGGAGATCCTGCTGGCCGAGTTTCCCGATCTTCTGGAATGGATGAAACCGATCTGCCAGCGGCGCGGCGTCAACGCCGCCGTGCGCGTGGTGAACTTGGAGAAGACCGAGCAGGAGACGCGGGCCCGGATCGAGTTCTACACGACCGAATACGGCTACCGCCTCAATGTCGCCGTCAAGAAGGATCGGCCCTCCTATCTCGGACTGACCGCCGTGCGGATGCGCCTGCGGCCCACAGAGGACTGGCAGCGCGGCAGCGATCTGCACGATGGGGAATACTCGAAGGAGACCTTCTGCAAGATCGTGGCCGACATCGTGGCCTACGAAATGGTTTCGCTGGTGTAAAAGGAGAACATGCCGACGCAGGAAAGCAACTACCCAAAGGATCAATACTTCGGCAACTTGAAGCCGAACGACCTGATCCGCGCCTGCTTGGAGCGCGTGGTGAACTTCGACAACCACATCCGAGGAAGCGGGCGGTTGTCGCTCTGGCAGAACTCCTACGCCAACTACAACCTCGGCATTTATAAGGACGGGCGGCTGCTCCGCGTGGGCGATCAGGGCGAGTTCACGGAAATGTATGCGAACGATTTTCGCAATCTGCTGCTCCACATCCTGAACATGACGACCGAGCAGAAGCCGAGTTTCGACGCGCGCAGCACGAACACCGATTTCAAGTCGCAGTCGCAGGCCATCGTCGGAAACTCCGTGCTGGAACACTACAACAGCTACGGCGGCCTCGGAGACTGCGGCAAGGCGGCGGTGGAGGATGTCCTGCAATTCGCGGACTCCTACATCTATCAGGGCTGGGACTTCTCGCTCGGCGATCCCTACATGGCCGACCCGATGCGCCCGGGCCGGATGAAAAAGCAGGGCGATGTCCTGCACAAGAATTTCATGCCGATTGATGTGATCTTTGACTTCATGGCCGGAATGATGGACGCGGAAAACCAGTGGTATATTTTGCGCGACTATCAAAATAAATGGGACTTGATCGAGAAGTTCCCCGAGTTGCGCGACAAGATCCTCGCTTTCGCGCAGACCACGGAGAAGAACCGCTACTCGCGCCTCTCCGTCGGATTCCACGAGGACACGGACAATATCCCCGTTTTTATTTTCATCCATGGCCGCACGGACGCGGTGCCGAACGGTCGGTTCTTCACCTTCATCGGTGAGGACACCTACATGATTGACAGCCAGCTGCCGAAATTCTACAAGCGCATCCCGGTGTATAGGTTATGCGCGAGCAGGCAGCGCGGTTCCGGGTTCGGTTATTCCGTGGCCTACGATCTCTTGCCGTTGCAGGAAGCCCTGAACGGCCTGATCTCGGTCATCATCACGAACCAGTCCACTTTCGGCGTGCAGAACATCACCATGCCGGACGGCTCGAACATTTCTCTGACCGAGTTGACGGACGGACTGAACCTGTTGACCTATGACTCCAAGCTTGGGAAGCCCGAGGCGTTGAACCTGCTGAACACGCCCAAGGAAATTTTCGATTTCGTCCAGATGATCCGCGACATGATGCAGACGATCTCGGGGATCAACAGCGTGGCGCGCGGGAACCCGGAGGCCAGCTTGAAGTCCGGCTCGGCCTTGGCCCTCGTGCAGAGCATGGCGATTCAGTTCAACTCTGGATTGCAGCGTTCCTACGCGCGGCTGCTCGAAGATCTCGGCACGGGTCTCATCAACATTTTGAAGGAAGTCGCCACCACGCCGCGCATGATCGAGATTGTGGGGAAGAATAACAAGCGGTATCTGGACGAGTTCAGCAAAGCCGACCTCTCGAACATTGACCGCGTGACGGTTGATCTCGGGAACCCCGTCGCGCGCACCACGGCGGGCCGCGTGAACATCGCCGACCAGCTTTTGCAGCAGGGTCTCATTAAAGATCCGCAGCAATATATCCAAGTCATGAGCACGGGCAAGCTGGAACCGCTGATCGAGGGCCAGCAGGCCGAACTGATGCTCATCCGCTCGGAAAACGAGTCGTTGTCGGAAGGCAAGCAGGTGCCCGCGCTCATCACCGACGACCACTCGCTGCATGTTTTGGAGCACAAGGCCGTTCTCGGGAGCCCGGAAGCGCGCGCCAACCCGGACATCGCCAATCTTGCGATGGATCACATTCAGGAGCACATCAATTTATGGATGGAGTGCCCGCCACAACTCTCTTTGATGCTCAAGCAGGAAGGCCCGCCCCCGATGGCACCGCCGCAGGAACCTGCGGCCCAGCCCGGGCAAGACGGAAAACCTCCTTCTGCGGCCAAAACAATGGTCGCCGCGCCGCCCGCCATGGCAAAAGCCGCCACGGTGCAGCTGCCGCGGATGCCAAAACCCGCGCAAGTTCCGACAGGAGGATAACGCCATGAATAAATTGCTCAAAATTGCCCTTTGCACGGTGCTCGGTCTCGGCGCACTCGCCGGATCTGTGCGCGCGGACACGATCACGAACGGTTACGACCGGGTGGACTCCGTTTTCTATCAGGTTTTCACCGAAACCGCCGCGGCCCTTTCCAACGATGTGGTGATTGATCTGGACGCGCTCAAGGTGAACCGCGCGAACTTCCAGACCAACTACGCCACGGCCAATGTCACCGCCGTGACCTTCACGGACTCGGTGAAATCAACCGCGTCGCTGACCGTTTCGTCCAACACCGCGCTCTCCACCGCCGCGGCCTCGGTCGTGCTCAAACTGGTCTCCGTCTCCTCCAATGTGAACACCTCGTGGATCGCGCTTTACGGCGTGAACTACGCCACCCTCACTTTCCGGGCGAACTTCGATTGGACTTACACGGCGTTCAGCACGCAGAATGTGGTGAACGCTGCCACCGCCATCAATGCCAGCAGCAACACGCTCGGCATCGTGGCGACCACATCGCAGTCCACCATGACCCTGACGGCCATCACGCCGGGGACGGGTGGGAACGCCATGCGTGTCGCAGTTTCGACCGTGGCGTGGCAGATCCAGTCTGCGCCCACTTCCCTGTCCGCGAACTTTGCGGGAGGTCGGGACGCCGCCTTCTTCAAGATTGGGCCCTACACTTTCACGAACGGGATTGACTGGAACACCTCGACGGACGGAACGAGCAGCACCACGGCCAAGAACATCGCCACGGCCATCGGTCTGCGCGCCCAGCTGTCCGGCGTCCTGACTTCTACTTGGGCCGCCAACGGTATCGTTTACGCGACCGCCTCCGCTGCTGGCGTGGTTCCTCCCAACATCTTCACCTCGACCAATGCTGCGCTTGGCGTCGCCACTGCCTCTGCGACCTACTCGAACGGATCGGCCCTCGGCTACTTCTTCGGGACGGCGACCGCGGACATCAGCACGACGACCTCGATCATCACCAAGAGCAACACCTTCACCCGCGGACTCGCGGTGCTCTTGACGGTCGGAGCCGGGACTGCGCCGTCTCCCTTGTCGGCGGGAACCACTTATTTCGTCACGAATGTGGCGACCGCGACCCCGGCCAGCCCCAGATCCGGCCAGTTCCAGCTGTCCTTCACCTCCACGGGGGCGGCGGCAGGCCTCGCCATCCCGATCACCTCGATCACGGGGTCGGGCAGCTTCACGCTGACGCCCTGCGCCTTCACGGGAACCGCCGGGATCAGGTTCGAGGTCTCCAACGACTCGTCCACTTGGGTGCAGGTCGGTTCGTCCTTCACGATCACATCGGCGTCGGTGTCTTCGACGACTTGGCATGACTTCGGGACGGTGAATTATCGCTATATCCGCTCGCGGTTCGCTGCCTCGACCTTCGGCGGCGTGATTTTGAACATGTTTTTTAACGGCAGGAACTAAACCACCCGGGAAACCGGGCGTGAAACGACCTCCCACACCAGCGGAGGCGTAAAAAGGAGCCAAAACCATGAATGGAGCACCCGCAGCCGCACCCGCCGCACCTTCGGCCCCCGCAGGGGGTGGATCGCCCGCGCCCGCAGCCCCGGCGTCGCCGTCCGCGCCCGCATCACCCGCGAAACCCGCAGGCGGGGCACCCCCGGCACCCGCTGGAAACCCCGGAGCGGGGTCTGGCGCGCCTCCTGCGGGCTCGAAACCGCCCGCCGCGGCTCCTGCTACCCCTCAACCCGGGAAACCGGGCGTGGAAGTGTCGGCACCCGAGAACCCGCCCGATCCGGCCAAGCCGTTCTTGGCGAAGATCAACGGTCAGGAGGTCTGGCTCTCCAAGGACGAACTGATCGCGGGCTATCAGAAGGGTCATGGCGCGGAGCGCAAGTTCGCGGAAGCCGCCACCATGCGGAAACAGGCCGAACAGTTCCTTCACCTGCTGCGGACTGATCCGAAGTCCATCCTGCTCAACCCCAAGCTGGGTCTGGACATGAAACAGCTGGCGCAGGAGATCCTGCTGGAAGACATCAATCTGGAAATGATGACTGACGAGCAGCGTGAACTCCACCTGACCAAGAAAAAGCTGGCCGATGTGGAACGCGAGAAGGCCGAGAGCCAGCAGCGGATCGAGCAGCAGCAGCAGGCCGAACTCGTCAAGCGGCACTCCGCGGAATACGAGAAGGACATCATGACGACCTTGGAAACTGCGGGACTTCCCAAGACCCGTTCCACGGTGCGCGACATGGCGTATTTCATGAGCGAAGGTCTGCGTCTCGGAGTTCCTTTGAAAGCCGCCGATGTGGTGGACTTGGTGAAGCAGAAATATACCACGGCCTTCACGGACATGTTCGCTTCCGCTGACGGACAGATGATCGCCAATCTGCTCGGCGAAGCGGGGCTCAAGAAGATCAGAGAATTTGAAATGCAGCGGCTTTCGCAACCCGGTGGGGGCGCACCTCCGCACACGCCACCCCCGGCTGGGTCTGGAACGCCGCCTCCTCCCGTCAAGAAATTGTCGAAAGAGGAGTGGATCGAGCAACAGAAGCAGAGATTTGGAAACAGATGATTTAACCGGGACGCCTCCGCGCTATCCCGCTGAAAGACCGACGCTGTGGACGCCATGGGCCATCCGCACGAAGGGTGCAGGGCAGTAAAAAATTAAATAAAAGGAGATACAACCATGGCAGTCACGCAAGTTTCAGACCTCAACGGACTTTTCAAAGAAGTCTATGGGGACAGCATCATGAATTTGGTGCCGGACAACGCCAAGTTCATCAAGATGGTTCCTTTCAGCGAGGAAGAAAAAATCGGTAAGCTCTACCATCAGCCCGTCGCGCTGACCTACGAGCACGGCTACACCTACGGTGCGCCCGGAGACGGAGCGTTCACCCTGCGCGCGGCCATTCCCATGAAGATGCAGGACGCGCAGGTGGATGGCTATCAGGGCGTTCTTCGCGCCCAGATGGACTACGAGACCGCGGCCAAGGCCGTCAGCAAGGGGGCCAAGTCGTTCGAGAAGGCGACCCGCTTGCAGGTCACGAACATGATGGATTCCATGACCAAGCGCGTGGAACTGTCCATCCTCTACGGTCAGTCCGGCGTCGGTGCGGTTTCTTCGAGCACCAACCAGTCCGCCACCCAGACCCTCGTTCAGTTCACGACGGCATCTTGGGCGACCGGGATCTGGGCGGGCATGGAAAACGCGGCCCTCAACTTCTTCAAGCAGTCGGACGGATCGTTGGTGTCTTCCAGCACCGATGCGATCTTCACGATTGACAAAGTGGATGTGGCGAACCGCCGGATCTATGTTACGGGCACCACGACCGGGATCTCGGCCCTCGACACGGCCATCGGACTCGGCGCCTGCGATGTCTTCTTCGACACCGCGCGCACCGCTGCCACGACATTCAAAGAAATGGTGGGGATCAACAAGATCATCACCAACACCGGGACGCTGTTCAACATCAGCGCGGACACCTACCAGCTGTGGAAGGGTAACACCTTCGACTGCGGCTCCGCGGCTCTCACGCTCTCCAAGATCATCAGCGGCTTGGCCGTTGCTTGCGGGCGCGGGTTGGACGAGAAGGTCACGGTGTTCCTGAACGACCGCACTTGGGGGAATGTCGCCTCCGATCAGTCCGCCCTGCGGAAGTATGATGCGAACTACAATGACGGGAAGGCCACCAACGGCTTCCGTTCCATCACCTTCTACTCGCAGAACGGCGAGGTCGAACTCATCCCCTACAACTGCATCAAGGAGGGCGAGGCGTTCGCGCTCCCCATGAAGCGGTTGAAGCGTGTCGGCGCGTCGGACATCACCTTCAACAGCTTGGGCGGCGAAGGCAACTTCTTCCGCGAGTTGTCGGACAACGCGGGCTTCGAGTATCGGGCGTTTCAGGATCAGTCCATCTTCATCGAGACCCCGGCTCGTTGCGTGAAGTTCACCAACATCGTCAACGCTTAAACCAGTTCCGTCGGCCACCTCCCTCAAGGGTCATAAGCCCTTGGGGGAGCCGATGGGCGCGGATTTTCACAAGGAGGTCTCACCAACATGCCGACAAAGCATAGAATCAGTCTCGCCGTCCATGACGACGGCCCCAGCTTGCTCAATCCCGAGGCGTCACAGGGCTTCATCGCTCGTCTCGCGCAGTATTTCGACGCGCTGGCCGGAGGATCTAAGAGCGGCAAGGTTCGCGTCAACACCGGGGCGGCGCAGGCCACCGGGACGATCACCTTTTCGTCTTTTGCGGACGCTGACACCGTAACCCTGAACGGAGTGACATTGACGGGAAAAACAAGCCCGAGCGGAGCATCGCAGTGGGCGGTGGGATCGTCCGATGAGGCGTGCGCCAACAACCTCGTCGCCAAGATCAACGCCTCTGCCCTCGACAAGATCGTGGGATGCCTCGACGCCTCGCGGCGCGCGACCGTCCTGCTGTCCTCGTTCGTTGACGGAGACACCGTTACCGTCGGCGGCGTTGTCTTCACCGGGAAAACGACCCCGGATGCCGGAGTGCGTGAGCAGTTCCAGATCGGCCTGACCGACGCGGTGACGGCGGCGGCTCTCTGCGACGCGATCAACCGCAGCTTGAAGTTGGCGAAGGAAGCACCGAACCTCGTGGCGACGGTTTCCAGCGCGACGGTCACGCTGAACTACCGCGGTTCGCTCACCGTTACGAACTCGGCGCACGCGACCGTCGCCAGCAAGATCGTGGTCATCACCTGCCCGATCCCGGGTCAGATCGGGAACCTGTGCACGCTCGCAATCTCGGCGCACGGGTCTGTCTCCGCGGCGAACCTCGCCAGCGGAACGGAGGGAACGGAGACCATCTTCGCCAAGAACAGCAACCTCGTCTAAGGGGGCTGACATGAAACGCCTACTCGCCCTGCTTGCGTTCGCGCTGTTCGCCATGGGCCCTCGCTGGGCCTACGCCGAGCAGAATGTCGTCGTTGACGGCTCAACCTACACCATCCCCGATGTGGATGATGAAAATTGGGGCCAGAATGTCACCGACTGGATGATTGCGATCACGAGCAGGGCGAACGCTGCGGTCACGATCTACCAGTCCACCCGCACGATCAATTCCGGCCTGACGCTTCTGGGCTGGTTGCAGGCCAACGGCGGCGTGGTCACGGGGACGGACACCGCGCACGCTCTCGCCCGCCTCCATGTGGCCTACCCCGCCGGGAGCAGTGCGGTCTTGTTCGTCGCCTCGACCGGGACGACCAAGATCTTCGAGGTCAGCGGAACCTCCATCAATGTGAAGGCCCCTGTCGTCTGGCCTGACGGCAGCATCCAGAACTCCGCGCCCGGGGCCTCGCAGTGGACGACCGCAGGGTCGGACATCTACAACACCGCGGGCGGCAAGGTTGGGATCGGGAACACCGCCCCGTCCTCGATGCTGGATGTCTCCGGCGGCTCTCTCACTATCCGCGCCGGGCCCAGCATGGGGCTCGTCATCGGCACATCCATTTTCATCGTCACGCCTTCCGGGGCCATCGGGGTCGGAACCGCAGCCCCGGCCTACAAGCTGGATGTGATCGGCGTGATCCGCTCGACGGATTCGGCCTACCTCGCCACCGACGCCGGGAGTGTGGGAATCGGCACCACGAACCCGTCCTCCAAGCTGGATGTGGCGACCGGGACTTCGACTTTCAGGAACGGCCTGATCGTTGGCGGCGGCACTCTGACCGTCAATGGCGGGAATGTAACAACGACGGGTAATGTCGGGATCGGCACGCAGTCGCCGTCGTCCGGCCTCGACATTTTCAACTCCTCCGTCACGATCCGCGGAGCGAACAAGGGGCTGGTGGTCGGGACGACCGACTTCTCTGTCTCGGGAGGTAAAACCGGGATCGGGACGGCTTCGCCGCGCGCCGTGGCCGAGATCTCGGGACAGACCGGGGCTGCTGGCGGCCCCACCCTGATCGTGTCCACCGGGACGACCAAGCTGTTCGAGGTCACTGGAACCAGCGCGACTTTCAGCGTGCCCGTGTTTTTCCAGGCCCCACCCAACGAGATCTGGCTTTTCGGAAATAACGGGCACGGATCTGGCTCAACGGCGATCAAGCGGTTCAGCACCATCGTGCGCTCTAGCGGGACTGCCCTATCCTACGCTGGCGACAATTCCGTCCTCGGCGCGACCATCACCGTCAATCAAAATGGCCTTTACGCCATCACATACTGCCAAGACGACAACTCGGGCGTGGCGAACTTTGGAGTGTCGGTCAACAGCACGCAGCTGACAACGGCAGTTCAAAACATCGCTCTCGGAACCATGGTTCTGATAACCGAAACCGCCGGAACGAACATCGGGAATTGCGTCTCTGGGACGATCCCGCTTTTTGCCGGAGACATAGTTCGCCCGCACGACGACCCGCTGGCGGCTGGAACCCAGACGGCGATCAATTATTTCAAAATTTTGAAAGTACAATAAGGGGGACTAAAATGTTCGACCAAATGAAGGCCAGAGGCCAAAGTCTCGAAGATCTCATGCGGATGATGACCGAGGACGAGATGCACTCGCTCCCGGGCATGGGCCAGCGCGCTGGCGGCGAGCCCGGGCCTCTCGGCCCGACCGACATGGCCGCGGTGATGCCGTCTCGCGCCGCGGGAGAACCGGGCGCGCTGCCGGAAGGCGACATGGGCGTCATCCCGCAAGGCGACATGGGGATGGACAAGTTCAGCGGGCTCGATCCGGCGTTCGCCGAGGTCTTGAGACGGAAGCAGAAGGAGCAGATGGGTGGGAATTGATTACACCACGACCGACCTTGTTGACTCCATAAAGCGGCGCGCGGTCATCCCGACCTCGCAGCAGCTTTACCCCGACCGCGATCTAGTGAAGATGGCGTCGGAGGAACTGCAATCGGACATCGTGCCGCTCATGATGAAGATGCAGGAGGAGTATTTCGTCAACAACTACGATCAGGCGATCTCGGGGACGCAGACCGAGTATTTCATGCACCCGCGCGCCATGGGCGAGAAGCTGCGCGACGCTGTGCTCCTGAACGCCGACGGGAAAGAGGTCAACTTCCCCTACATCGGGCCCGATACGGTCAAGCGCAAGTGGAGCGTCGGGTCGTACCCCTATTTGAACAACCGTGGCTGGTACTTCGAGGGCGACAAGATCATCATCACGCCGGACACCTCCGAGATCACCAGCTACCAGCTGCGGCAGAAGTATTACCGCAGGCCAAACAATTTGGTCGTTGTGGCCGACGCAGGCCAGATCACGCTGATCGTCGGGAAGGTGCTGACGCTCTCGAACTTCCCCGCCGCGTGGACGGCGAGCACCACTTTCGACATCATCAAGAACACCCCGTCCTTCCGGGCGTGGGGGGAGGATCTGGCCGTCAGCGCGGTGGACGCGACCGCCAAGACCATCACGCTCGTGGACGCCGTGCCGGACAATGTGGCGGTCGGGAATTGGGTGGCCGAGGCCGGATTCTCGCCGATCCCGCAGCTGCCATACGACATCTTCAAGCTCTTGGCCCAGCGCGTCGCCGTCGTCGTTCTGGAAGGCCTTGGGGACGCGACGGGGTTGAAGTCCGCAGCCGATGTTTACAAGGACATGGTGGACAAATTCAACGCGCTCATCAACCCGCGCGCGGACGGATCGCCAAAGAAGGTCAACCGCGGGAGCCACTTTTTTGGAGGAGCCAGCCGCAGCCGGAGGACTTGGTAAGTGCAACAGCTGAACATCCAGATCAAGGGTCTCTACACCGACCCGAACCCGCTTTCCGAAGTCCCACCGGGCGGGCTCGTGAAGGCCAAGAACACCGTCGTGGACAAAGACGGTGTGGTGGAGATCCGGCGCGGCCAGAAGAAATACGGCACGCAGCTTACTGGCCCGATCAATAAGTATTACAACTACGACGATCATCTTCTTGTGCATCACGGGAGTACCCTTTCCTATGACGCCGATGGTCTTGGATCTTGGGCCGATTATCCGGGCGTTTTTTCGCCGCCGGATGGCGCGGTCGTCATGCGCGGCATGGAGGCCAACAAGAATTTCTATTTCAACAGCGGGACGGGTGTCAAGAAACTTGACCAGCTGACCGTCACGCCCGTGGATGCTGGAATGGTGAAGGCCTTGGACGCCAGCGGTGCCACGAGCGGCAGTTCCGGCTTTCTTGCGACGGCTAATCAAGTCGCCTACCGTATCGTCTGGGGCATTATTGACAACAACAACAATTTGATTTTGGGTGCACCCAGCCAGCGCATCATCGTCATAAACTCGTCGGGTGGGTCTCGTGATGTGGCCCTGACCATCACCGTTCCCGCCGATGTGACCGTCAACCATTTCTATCAGATCTACCGTTCCCAGCAGTCAGGCGGCGTTGGTATCGTGCCGAACGATGAAATGCAGCTGGTTTACGAAAACAATCCCACTTCCGGCGAGATTTCGGCCAAGTCCATCAGCGTGACGGATTCCGTGCCGGATGCGCTCATGGGGGCCTCTCTCTACACGAGCCCGTCCCAGCAGGGGATCTCGCAGGAAAATGACCAACCCCCGGCCTGCCGGGACATGACCCTCTACAAGGGCCACATGCTCTACGCCAACACGCGGAGCAAACAGCGGCTCACCCTGACGATGCTTTCCATCGCCGGGAGCATCGGGATTCAAGTCAACGACACCGTGACCATCGGCGCGACAACTTACACGGCCAAAGGAACGGAGAACGCCGCCGCCGCGGAGTTCAAGGTCACGACCAGCGGAACGCCAGCGGAAAACATCGAGGCAACTGCTCAAAGTCTGGCTCGGGTCATCAATCAATACGCCTCCAACACCGAATACTATGCCTACTACATCAGCGGCTACAACGACCTCCCCGGAAAAATCTTGATCGAGGAGCGCGACATCGGAGGAGACGCCTTCGCCGCAACCTCTACGCGCGGCGCGGCGTTCAACCCGACGCTTCCGACTTCTGGAACCGATGTGGAGTCTTCTAACGACTCCGCTCCGAATGGAATACTGATCTCCAAGCAAAATCAGCCGGAAGCCGTGCCGCTCGCCAACATCATTTATGTAGGATCTGCAAACGCGAACATCCTGCGGATCATCGCCCTGCGCGATTCGGTGTTCATTTATAAAGAAGACGGTGTTTTCAGGTTGACGGGCGAGACGCTGGACAGCTTTTTCGTGGCCCTATTTGATGCGACGGTCATCTTGACCGCTCCCGAGAGCGCGGAGCCATTCAACAACCAAATTTTCAGCTACACATCGCAGGGAGTCGTGGCGATGTCCGATACTGGTTCAGCAATCATGTCCAAGTCCATCGAAATGGAACTGAACCCGATCTCCACCTATGACAATTTCGCCACGCAGACATTCGCTGTGGCCTATAACTCTGATAGAAAATTCCTGCTCTGGACGCAGATCAAGAACACTGATACCTATCCAAAAAAAGCGTGGGTTTACAACTCAATGACGAACCAGTGGACTACTTGGGAAAGAAACCGCACCGCTGGAATTATTAACAGCGCAGACGACAAGCTCTATATGGGTGGTGGAGACAACAACTACACCTATCAGGAAAAAAAATCTTTCGGATTGACGGATTATTCCGACGACGAACTCGTTGTCGCAATCGTTAGCAATAGCGGAACCACCGTCACTCTCGTTGACACCACGGGGATCGTGGTTGGGAATGTGATCGTTCAGGGCGGCAAGACTTCAATTATTTCTGCGATAACTGACGGAACCCACATTGAGGTCGAAGACAGCTTGTTCTGGAACCCCAGCAGTGCGACCGTCTATTCTCCAATTTCAGTTGAGATTGAGACCGTTCCGCAGACCGGGAAAAATCCGGGCATCCTCAAACACTTCCGCGATCTGACCCTTTTCTTCCGGCGCGCGAACTTCCGCACCTTGCAGATCGGGTTCAAATCGAACATCAGTCCCTACATCGAAAGCGTTGATGTTTCACCCGTCGGAAGCTGGGCTTGGGGCCGCTTTCCTTGGGGACAATATGGATGGGGAGGGACGAGCCCGGACTTGCAACCGATCCGCACCTACATTCACCGCAACAAGCAGCGGTGCCACTGGTATGCGATCAACATCCAGCACTCAACGCCCAACAACTATTTCGCCATCGCCGGATGGAGCACGAATTTTGAGCAGATGTCGGACAGGATGAGATAATGAAACTTCTTCCGATAAAACGGATTGACAAAGAGGACTTGCAAGAGTCCCCGGCGTGGATTGATCGTCTTCTCGCTCCGATCAACCAAGTTTTCAACTCGCTTTATGTGGGGCTCAACAAGGGTATCACTTTTCAGGAGAATATCCGTTCCCAAATAAAAAATGTAGAATTAGTGGCAAAGGCATCGGCCTCGGACAACGCTTTCAAATTTCGCTCCGAACTCCCGGTGAAGCCGACCTTTTTGATCTGCACCCACGCGGAAACCATTATCGGTGATCGCGTGCCTGTGACGGTGAACTGGAATTATGATGGGACTTACATCAACATCACATCCATCACCGGGCTTACAAATGGGGCTACCTACACGATGGACATGCTGATTTTGTAAGGAGGAGCCGATGCCCTATATTTTCAAAGATCCGAAAGAAAAACAGAATCAGCTGGTGTCTGGCGGTGGTGGTGCGCTTCTCGGCGGCGGTGCTGGCGGTCAGGGTGGCGCGGCCTCTGTCCCCGGCGCACCAAAACCGTCTTCTTCTGGATTCACCAACTTGCGCGCCTATCTCGACGCAAACAAAGATCAGGCCATGGATCTCTCTGGAAAATTGAGCGAAAAGCTGGTTGGAGAAGGAGAGGCCGCCAAGGGAGGCGTGGACACTTTGGCCGGATCGTTCCAGTCGGATCTGGACAAGGCGAAAGTTGATCCGAACTCCGACATCATTTCCCGCGCCAACGATAATCCCGCCGAGTTCGTGAAGAACCAGTCGGATCTGGATAAGTTCGGCTACATCAAAGGCGGGGCCTTCTCCGGGCCCGGTCTCTTTGAGGAGCAGCCGGGTTACGCCGATTCCTTCAACAAGGTCGGAGAGATCAGCGATCTGGCGTCTTCCACCTCAAAGTCTGGCGGGCGCACTGAACTCATAAAAAAATTAAACCCGAACATGAGTGTCGGGAATGTTTCTCTGAACGATCTGATCTTGAGCGGGAGCGATCCGGCGCGCTCCTCCCTAATCAATGCAGCGCAGCCCTATTCCGACCTCCGCAGTTATTTGTCTGGAAAAGCCAGCAGCTTGGACGCGACGCGGAGCAGCGAGATCGCCGATCTTGGAACGGCACAGAAAAAACTTCAAGACGAGTTCATCACTCCGCAGACCAAGAACTTGCAGGATCTCCAAGGCCAGATCACGAGCCGCGTCAACGATCAGGGCCAGAACGATTCGATCAAGAACGCCGCCATCGAAGCATTAAAAGCGTCCGTGACTGGAAAGGGCGCGCTCTCCGCGGAGCAAAAAGCGATGTTCGGGCTCACCGACAACGGGGCCCTTCAATATGGATTGAACCGCGATCAGATGAAAAATGCGATCATGGCTCGTCTGAAAAATGCCTATCCCAACATGAACGCTGATTATCAAGCGAGCAGGATCACGGACTATATCAGCGGGCAAGGCCCCGGATTCAGTGCCGCGGATGAGGCGGTTCTTTCACCCTTCATCAACGAAGCAAGAAACGAATATCAGAGCGGGATTTATTCTCCGAACGCGCTGGGGTGGTTGCAGGGTCACGCGCCGGAGAATTTCTTGGACACCTACTTCCCGGGAACCTCGTCGTCATCCGGCGATCTCTCCATCGCCTCGGACACGACGCCGGATGAGGCCGCGCGCATCCTTGCGTTGCAGCGTCTCCTTGGATCGCAGACGCCGTTCCTGACCGACGAAGATCTGGCGAAAGCTGGAACCTATAAGGGTGCCAGCGTCGGAAAATTTAAGGGAATTTAAGGAGATCACCATGGCAATTTTTGATCCCGTCGCGGACATCTTCGGTATCGGGCGAGACGCTGGTGGCAGCGCACAGCAGAGTGCGCTTGCGATTTTACAGGGCGTCAACCCTCCGACCGCAGAGGATCTTCAATATAAACTGCAACAGATGGTCTATCAGGGCGACATCACGCCCGAGCAGGCCAACGCTATCATGCAGAACCCGTCCCTCATGGCTGGGATTGATGTCACGACTGGACGAAAGGCGCAGCTGGACGCTCTGGCAGGACTTCAAGGGATCGAAGACTCCGGGGGCTACACCGTTTCCGACATGGCCGACATGTCCAAGGCGCAGGGGGAGATCAACGCGACCGACCGGGGACGCCGCGAGGCCATCATGCAGAACATGGCCGAGAGAGGGAAGGGTGGCTCCGGCATGGAGTTGGTGGCGAATTTGCAGAACGCGCAGGACGCGGCCACGAATGAAAATCAGGCCGGACTGGACATCGCGGCCAAGGCCAAGCAACGCGCGCTGGATGCCATCGCGCAATCCGGCCAGCTGGGTGGACAGATCCAAGGCCAAGAGTTCGATGAAGCCAGCCGGAAGGCGCAGGCGCAGGACGCCATCAACCAGTTCAACGCTCGGAACTCGCAGGATGTCGTGAACGCCAACATCGCGGCCAAGAACGCGGCCCTTGAGCGGAACGCAAGCGAAAAACAGCGGATCTCGGACACCAACACCGAGTTGGCGAACGAGAAGGCCCGCGCTGATGCCGCCGCCAAGCAGACGGCCTTTGAAGATCAGATGGGTAAGGCCAAGGCAGTCTCGGGCGGCTACGGAGACATCGCGGCCAACAACCGGGCGAACCAGCAGGCCAAGGATGCCTTCACGGGCCAACTGATCGGAACCGCTGGAACCGTGGCGTCCGGCTACTTGGCCGGAAAACAGAAGCCCAACACCTACTTGGTGTCTGACAAAAATGCCAAGAAGGACATCGAGGATGCTGGCGATTTCAACATGGATGAGTTCATGGCCTCGATTGATCCCAAGAAGTTCAAATATAAAAAGCCCGGAAGTCCGGGTCAGCCGGACGGCGACAATGTAGGGGTGATCGCGCAGGATGTGGAAAGCACCCCCGTTGGCCGCACGATGGTGGAGAGAGGCCCGGACGGAAAGGTCTTGAACATGCAGAAGGCCGTGGGCGTTGTGCTCGCGGCGTTGGCGCGACTTTACGACAAGGTTCAGGAGGAGGAAGCCAATGATTAACCCCGTTCTGGACGAAGAAGAACTCAAAAAGCAGGGCCTCAACCCCGATGGAACCCCGGCGATGCCTGTTCCGGCCCCTCCGGCCCCCATTCCGGCCCCTGCCGCCAAGCTCCCCCCGGCCCCTGCCGGGATTGATCCGCGGGTTGTGGATTATGTGCTCAAAAACGCCCAGAAACCAGCCCCCCCTACCCAAACCCCTACGGACAACGAGTTCGGGGCAGGACAGGCCCTCTCCGTTGGTCTGGCGGGCCTTGGAGACGCGATTTCAGCCAGTGCGGGCCGTTCCACGAACGCGGCCAAGACCGCCTTGGAGACCGGGGCGGCGGTGAAGAAGGCCAAGGAGGAGGGTGTGGTAAAGGCCCGGGATCTCGCCCTCCAAAAAGAAATGGACGACCCCGCCAGCGATGTCTCCAAGCAATATCAGGTCATCGCCTCCAAAATGCTGGGTAAAAAGCCGGAAGAACTCGGCACCATGAGCGCGACCCGGATCTCCACCGTCCTCCCCGTGGTAGAAAAGGCGTGGCAGGCGTCCGAAGCAGCCCAAACGCGGCGCGACACGGCGCAGATGGCCGCTGATGCCCGCAGGGATGCCGCGGCCATCGCCGCTGCTGCTGCCAAGGGTTCCCGGGACTCGTTGCAATCTGAACGCGACGCCCGCAGGCAGGAACGCATGGACAACAACAGGCGAACGCTGATTGATAAGTTCAACGCCGACCCCTCAACCAAAAAGTCGCAGCAATCCTTGGACGCCGCGGGAGACATCAGGGATCTGGCGAACAGCGGGAACCCCATCGCTGCCGCTGCGATCCCCACCTACTCCGCGCGCATGTCCGGCGAGGTCGGGAACCTTTCGGAAGCGGACAAGGCCCCGTTCGGCGGCTCGCAGGCCATCATGGAGCGTGTGAACAAGGCCCTAAACGAGTGGGCCAACGGACAGCTGACTCCTCACAACAAAACCTTCATCCTCGGACTCACGAAGATCATTCAGAAACGGGCTGGGGAAAAGATGGATAGTCTGGCTCGCCTTCGGGCCCGCCAGTATTCCAAAATGCAGAACTACGGCGAGGAGGATGAGATCTATAACAGCTTGCGCCCGGGAGCGGCGACTCCTGCCGCTCCTCCTGCTGGTGCGCCTGCGCCAGATGCGGGTGGAGAACAGCCCGTGGAAGTGGCGACAGAGGAAGAAGCTCTCAAGCTACCCGTTGGAACGAAATTCACCCTCAAGGGGCGAGTGGGAACGGTGCAATAATGGCGAAACTGGTCTTCGACGACGAACAAGCGGCCCCGGCGCGGAAACTGGTCTTCGCCGACGATGCTGCTGCGCCGCCATCTGCCATCAGCCCGGTCGAATCCGCGACCATGGGCGCGGCGCAGGGAGGCACGCTCGGGTTCGCCGACGAAGGTGCCGCCGGAGTTCATGCCTTGCAGAAGGCGGCACAGGATTTTTTCCACGGCAAAGTTGATCCTGCCGCGCTGATGAAATACTACAAGACTGTGCGCGACCAATACCGTGACAAATTCCATAAGGCCGAAGAAGAAAACCCGAAATCCTACGGCGCAGGCGAGTTCGCGGGCACCGTGGCGACGAACTTCATCCCGGGAATGGAGGCGACCACGATTCCCAAGATGGCCGCGCTCGCTGGCCTTCAAGGTCTTGGCCATTCCGAAAAAGAAGATCTCACGGGGATGGCGACCGACACGGCCATGGGTGCCGCGGCAGGCGCGACGGGTGGTGCAATCGCCAAGGGTGCCACGGCCATGGTCAATCCGTCTTTTTGGGAGGATCTGGCCCAGAACCGCGGACTCAAGGCCCTCGGGTTCACGAAACGATTTTTGAGCGATGATGCACGGCGCGCAGAGGCCAAGAAAGTGGCCCAGACGATGCTGGACGAGGGCGTCATCACACCTACCGCTGGGGCCGACGATATGGCTGCCCGCGCCGAGGCGTTGAGCCGGAAAAGCGGTGCCCGGATCGGCTCTTTCCTCAAGGGAATGGAGCCGGGGATGGAGGCGTCGGACATCGCGGTCGGTGAATACGGCCTCGATCCGCAGAAGGCCATCCAAGCCATCAACGAATTGCGTCCGGCAGAGCGTGGCGGTCACAACGAAACGATCCATGCCGCGCTGGACAAGGCCATCGAGACGATCAAGGGCTACGGAGACGGGCCGATCCCGTGGGAAAAGGCCAACAAGCTGAAAGGCCTGCTGCAAGATGTGGCGAAGTTCAACTCCAACACCGAGAACCTGACGCTCGGGGCCAACCAGCTGGCGGCAGGACGCTTCAAAGGTGTTCTGGACGACAGCTTGGAGTCCGCGGCCAAGGATATGGGCCAGACGCCCGGGTTCGAGGATTTCTTGAAGAACAAGAAGATTTACGGTGCCGCGGAACGGGCCGGAGACGCGCTCAACAATCGCTTGAGCAGCGAGATGGGAAACAGATCCCTCGGCCTGACTGATTTCTTGACCGCCGGGGCCGGGATCGCTGCTGGAAATCCAGCAGAGGCCGCCACGCTTCTGGGCGTCAAGAAGGTGGGCGACATCTATGGAAATCAGGCGATGGCTTCGGGTGCGAATCAGGCGGCAAAAGGAACGCGGTGGGTCGCCGACAAGATCCCTGAACTTTTGAAAATGAACCCGGAGCGTTTCGGAAAATACGCGCAGGTCTTGGGCCGTGCGGCTCAAGCCGGGGGGGAAGCCGTTGGTCTGCGCCACTGGCTTCTCATGAACAACGATCCCGAATACCGCAAAATGATCCGGCAAATGGAGGAGCAACCAGAATGAGCGCAGAAATTACGATGGAGAAGGAACTCGTCAGAAAAACCGTTTTCTGGGTTGTCACTGGACTCGTGAACGGAGCCATGTTCCTCGGTGGCTGGACGGTTCGGACAACCTTCATCAACAACACCCAGATCGAGCGCATGAGGGAAGACATAGGAACCATAAAAACGCAAGTCTCAACCCTGACAACCATCGCAGAAAAAAAGTGGGGTAAAATGAAATGAGCGAAAACCTCTGGGAAGGGATCAAGTTCTTCAAGCCCGAGGAGTTCGACGACCCGACGGAAAAGGGTTCGGGCTCGAAAATGAACATCGAATTTGTTAAACTGCTCGACCTGATCCGAGGGGACTGCGACTTCCCGTTCGAGATCAATTCCGGCTATCGAACGCCGGAGCACAACGAGCAAGTCGGCGGGAAGTTCGACTCGGCGCACACCAAAGGCGTTGCTGCCGATATTTCCTGCAACGACTCGGTGGAACGGTTCGCCATCCTCAAGGCCGCCTTCAACCGCGGCGTCAAGCGCATCGGGATCGGCTCGAATTTTGTGCACCTCGACATGTCGTTCGACTTGCCGCAGGGCGTCAGCTGGCTTTACCCGGAAGGGGCGACGGCGACGAACCAAAAGGCGCAGACGAAACCAGTTTGATCGAATAAATAAAACAGGAGGCACCAATGCAGAGAAGGAAACTGTCGTTTCTGATGTTCGCGCTGATCGTGGCGGTCATGGCCCCGGCCTGCTGCAAAAAGAAGATCTTGATCGTCGAGAAGGAAGTCCCGGTTGAGGTCGTGAAGGTGGTGGAAAAGGAAGTGACGCCGCCAGTGGCCGAGCCGCTGCCTGAAAACCCGCTCACCGACGAGGAGAAGCTGCGCCGCTACATCGAGAACTTCGCGCCCGTCCAGTTCGCCTTCGACCGCGCCAAGATCCGCGAGCCCGAGCGCATCCGGCTCATGGTGCTGCGGATCACGCTGCGTTCCTCCCAGAAGGTCGGGAAAGTGGTCTTGACCGGGAACTGCGACGAGCGGGGCTCCGACACCTACAACTACCGACTCGGGATGCGCCGCGCTCAAGCAGTGCGCGACATGCTCAAGGCCAAGCTGCCGGATGTCGCCTTCGAGATCCGCTCGAACGGAGAATCCAACCCCGTGTGCGACGAGCACAACGAAGGGTGCTGGCAGAAGAACCGCCGGGTCGAGATCGCCTTGGAATAATGCTCGCGTTGGCGTGGCAGGGCATCCTCTGGCTTTTTCAAATCGCGCTTCCGTGGATCTTGGAGAACACGCCCACGATGGTGAAGTTCGCCACGCAGATGCTCCCTCTGATCGCGTTCATTTTGAAGAAGTTGCCGACGGACAAGACCGACAATCTGGAACAGAAATGTCGAACGACTCATGAGGATTTCCAAGGCCTTACCGTCGAGGACATCGCCAGCAAGGGCAGGAGGTTGGGATGGACTGGCTCCCCAAAATCTTTACAGTCAGCATCCGATTCGATTTTAACGGATCGGAAGTCATAGACTGGTTCAAAAGGAGGTTCACCCGTGTTCGAGAGGATCAAAATCTTCTTCAAGGGCCGCGCGCTCCTGAACGAAGCGACCAAGGAGGTCAAGATGGATAACCAAGTTAAGCCGGGTTGGAAAACGACGGAGTTCTGGGGGAAGAACTTGGCGCAGCTGGTCGCCCTCGGCGCGATGGTCGCGGCCCTGAAAGGCCACAATGTCACGCCGGAGCAGCAGCAGGTCATCGTTCAGGCCGGGATCACCGTCATCGGCGGTCTGGAAGGTCTCTACATGGGCTTCCGCTCGCTCGTCAAGTTCGTCAAGGACTGGAAGGCCGCGCAGCAGCCGCAACCCGCCGCAACTCCCGCAACGCCGCCCGCCCAGCCGTCCTAAATCCGCTCCAAATAAAAGGGCCCCCAGCATCCGCAGTGTCGGGGGCCCTTCTTCTTTCAAGACGAGATCGTCAGATCCCGACAGACCTCAAAACATCGAGGGTTTCCACCAGCTTCGGCTGTTCCGTGAGCAGAGCGATGGCCTTATCCATCTGATCCAGCTGCTTTACGATCTGTTCGCGGCGACGCTTTAGCTGCTCCAAAACTGGTTCACGCCGTGGCGTCAACGCTTCCAGTCCTTGTTCTGGGCTGAACATAAAATCACTTCATGGCGTTGAAATGCCAGTAGCACATGGGGATGTGTTCAAACATAATGTGGGTGCGCGCCGTGCAGCCCTGCCGCGCGCAGTAGGCCAGATCTATCTCATCCCGTGGGATGAGGAGGTGATCCAGCCCGTCGTTGCTCATTTTATGTGATCGGTAATCCATCTGACGGCCTCTCCGAAGGTCTGGATCTTCTCGGCCTCCTCGTCGGGGATTTCGATGTCGAACTCCTCCTCCGCGGCCATGACCAACTCCACGGTGTCCAGCGAGTCCGCGCCCAAGTCGTTGACGAAGTTGGCCGTCAGGGTCACATCCTTTTCTTGACAGCCGAGATTTTCGACGACGATCTCGCGCAGCCGTTCTTCAATCGTTCTTTGTGCCATGTTCTCCTCCTATTCTATGGTATTGGTGATCGCGGCAGCTATCACGCACGCGCCCAGCAGCTTCACCTGCTCCTCTGGAAACGCTTTCATAAAAGCGTGAAGCGGCTGGTTTGACTGCTCCAACTTGTTCATGATAGCGTTCATCATCGGGACTGGATCAGCCATTATTTCAGCCGCTCCGTGATGTAATTGATGATCGTCAGCTTCGGCGCAATGATGGCCTGCACCATATTAAGCGTAGCTTGGGACGCCTCCATTCCCGGGATGCAGATCAACATGAACCCGATGATATAAAGCATGAACAGCGGCGCGCCGTCGGAGGCGACCACTCCGTATTTCTTATAGGATCGGTAGATGAGAACGGTGCCGAACAGGATGAGTCCCCAGAGGAGGCCCGCATAGAGACCGTTTTTCCAGATCGTCCAGAGCACGATCTCACGGCAGATGTCCGGGGCCTGCGAGAGAACGAAGGTCTTGGTGGCCTTCACCCACTCCATCACCTCGGCGAGACTTTCCAATAGTTTTCCGACGGCCTGTTCTTTGTTCATGTGTTCCTCCTTCTGAAAATGTGCCCCTCATCAGACCGCCAACTTCGGGGCCCTTCGGGTTATCCTAACGAGGCGAGGCGGCTACCCCGGACGGTTCCCTTACTTTTGTTTGATTCCCAACTTATTAAAGAGATCGGCCACCAACTTCTCCGGCGACTTCTTCTCGTCCTTCTTTTTAGGCGCGTGGATCAATGCCTCGTTCACTTCCTTGAAAATCTCCGAGAGCGCGGCGAGCGTCTGGGTGTCCCGGCACATCATCCCGATGCCAGCGAGTCCGCTGCAAATTGCCCGGAGCGCGCTATACGCCCGATCTCTGTCCCGCGCCACCCAGACAGCGAGAACACACTGAACCCAGAGCATCACCAGTAAAAAAGTCACGAGGATGTGGTCGGGGTTCATGGTTTCTTTTTATCCTTGGTCTGGATCTCCATCGCCACCAGTTCGTGAATGTTCTCCGGGTGATGGCGGGTGATGTTTTGGTGGAGCAGCTGCGAGAGCAGCCACCGCCGCAGGAACTCCGGGCACCACCACGGGCGCGGAGAAATGAAGACCTTGAAAGTGTCGTCCCACAGCTTCATGCAGGTCTTCCCGGCCTGACTGTTCACCATGGCGATGATCTGGGCTCGCTGCGTGACGATGTTCTCTCCCTCGTTAAAGGTGAGGGTGATTTCTTCGATCAGGTTCATTTCTTTTTTTCCTTCGGCGTGAGGTGCCAGACTCCGAACAGCTGGACTTCCCGGGTCTGCTTGGTGTCGAAGTTCACCACCGTGGACTTCCCGAGCGGAACGACCTTGGCAGACCGCGCCACCTCGGGCGGCAGCGTGTTCAGGAAGTCCGCGACGGGCTGCGGCTCCGCGAATATCTTGAAGGCCCAGACGAGCCCGACGAACAGCGCGACGATGTGCTTTTTCATTTTTTGAATTTAACCCCCGGTTGGATGGCAAGGATCTGCCGCATGTCTTCAAGATGGTATTTCGTGGCCTTGAGTTCGCCGCGAATTTCGGACTCGCTGGCGGGTTGGATTCCGTCCTGCTTGGCTGCCTCGGCAAAGGCCATCAGGAGGGCTCGGGCGATGGGCTCGTGCAGCTGAAAGGTCGGCTTAATGCCTTCGAGTTCCGTGGCACCGTTTTTTATTTTCTTAACTTGGACGACCATCTGGCCCTTCTCGTCGAAGTTAATGAACCCAACCTCATCGGCACCACGCTCCTCGACCAAGAAGATCGAGGCGTTCATGTCGTAACCGTTCCGTCGGATGTGGGCTCGCAGCTTCATGCTTGTTTCGGCGGCTCGTAGATCGAATTGATCGCCTTGGTGATGGCGTTCATGTCCAGATGATCCACGGATTGCATGAGAATCATTCTGGTGACCTTTTCTTTTTTCACCGATCCGGGGATTTGCACATAATCGTAGATCGCGCCGCCGTCGTTCTTGTTGCCCTTGTCAGCGATCTTTTGATACTGCACCGCTGGCCCGCACTCCACCTCTTTTATTTCGTTAATTTCTATGTTAAACATGGCACTCCTCCTCGTCGCTTGGGTTCGGAATTTCGAGCATCAGCTGGAACCATTCCTCCGGCGTGTGAAGCCCCAGCACATAGCAGAGACGCTGCGGGATCTGCCACCACCACCTCGGGTTCAGGAACTCGAAATGCTTGGGTTCATACCAAGCCCAGATTTTCAAAATGTCTTCCCACAACCAAATCGTTTTTCCGATCTTGAGTGATCCGTCCGGCAGCTGCGCGAGTGGTATCTTCCTGCGCCTGCTGACGACCACGGGCCTTACTTCGCGCAGCTTCGGGATGTCGTAGCCGCCGACGGTGCGAAGATACCGTGCGCGGCAATATACAGAGTTGACCTCGATCCCGAGTTTCCTTGCGACCTCACTTGCCCCGCCCTCTGCGTTTCGGCACAGTTGGATAAACCGCTCCGTTGATTTTCGCATTTTTTCCCCTTTGGATGGTGTGTGACCGTTCGTAGTCCAGAACATCAGAGAGGCGGTAGAGCACTGACCGCCCGACTTTGATGTAGGTCGGCCCTCTCTTGGCCGACCGCCAGTTTTCAAGCGTCTGCGCCTTGACGACCCCCCGCCACCGCGAGGAAAGCTGCGCGGTGGTGAGGAGATCTTCCTCTCTGGGGGATGTCTTGGCGATGACAGGCATCAGAGTGGCGGCTCCTCCTCCGCTGCGGGTGCCTGCTGGGTCTGCGGCGGCGTGGCCTGCGGTTCGGCAGGGGCCGCTGCTGCTTTCGGTTGCTGGGACTCCACGATCTTCTGCGCCCGGGACGGCTTGGGCTGGGGCGTCTCTTTCTTCTCGGGGTTGTCGAAGTCGAAGGCCGCGTCAATCCGGCCCATGACATTTTCGAGGTCGGAGGACATCGGCAGACGCTTGGAGAGGCGGCGCAGCACCGACTTCCGGCGCATTTCGTCCTTGAAGTCGCTGGCCCACGGGCCTTTTTCCGCGGACTTGCTGACCTTCCGCACGGCCTCGGTCTGGGACTCATCCATTTCCTCGAAGTAGAGGGCCTTGTCCTTGGTGACGGCGTAGGCGAAGGTGAGGATCGGTTCGCCGCGGTCGGCCTTGGCGCGCTTGTGCTTGAAGTGCTGGCCCTGCTCGTCCACCCATGCCTCGTATTCGTCATTTTTATAGACGACGACGGCATCAATGACGAACAGTTCCCCCGAGTTCCGCACCTTCTTCAAGATGCCGTAAACCATCGGCATGTATTTCACGGACTTGACCCACTTGGGCGCGTCCTTGGTGCCGACATTCGTGTTGTAGATGTTGAGGACGGCCTCCCGACCGTCGGGGATCAGACCATCCTGCGCCGCGTCCATGCACGCCGAATAGAGCGAGGGGCGGTCGGCGTTCAGGAGATCCGGGTTCTTTCCGACAGCCGTGCAGACGGTCAGGACGAACCTGTCCAGCTGCTTGGGGTCGGTGATGACCTTTGCAAAGTCATCGCGGAGGGTGTCGAGGGTTTTCTTGAAGGCCTCAAGCGGCGTGAGAGCCGGAGCCGCGGGCGTGGTGGCTGCTGCTGGGGCCTTCGGAGACTGCGCGGGGGGCTGCTGGTTCGCCATGGCTTATTTCGCCGCCGCGCGGGTGCTGACCGCTTCCTGAACCTCGACGCCCGCAGCCGTCAGCTTCACGAGGTCGTCCTGCGTGGCGACATCGGCCTGAATGTTCTGCGAGACGACATGCCGGATGGCCGTGTTCTTGTTCGACGCCCGAACGAGCAGCGAAGTGCTGTTGAACTGCACTCGGTAGATACGCTTTTTCATTTTATAATTCCTCCTGTTTTTAGTTGAGACGAAATTTTGGCGACGCCTCTCGATCAGACCGATGACCGTCTAGTTCGGCCAGCGCGCCGCGAAAGGTGCGGGTTGCACAACACGCATCTTTCGGCCCTGCAACCGGGCCTACCATCGCCACTTCCACCGCGGTTCATGTTCGAGCAACCGTCCAGCGGAAAATTATTCCGATGCTTCCTTCTTTTTCTTGAACCGCGGCATGAAGTTGCGGTAGGCCTTGCGCGTGTATTCCGGCACGATGACCTCGCCGCGGATTCCGGCGTCAATGCTGAACCAGCTGTGCGAGACCTTCTCTGCGTCGCCGATCAGCGTCAGGACTTCGGCCTTGATCGCCTTCTTCCGCGTCTCGGCCTCGGACTCGGCATCGCGCTCCTTCACATATTTCTCCATGAGGTCGGAGATCCGCTCGTCGCGGCCAGAGAAGCCAGTGCACGACGGGTGAACCGTGCAGCCCGTCATGGTGTGGCCGTCCAGAACGCACCCGCAGAGGCAGGTTCGGTCATCCATGAGGTTGAGCACCTTCCCGGGCTCCGCGTAACCGTAGAGCCGCGCGATGGTCTCGGAGTCCCGCGAGAAGTCTGGCACCGGGGCGTCGCCCTTCTCGATGCTGGCCCAAAAGTTCCGCACCTTCTCGTAGATGGCCTCGATGATGGCGGGCTCGGCCTTGCGCTCGATGATGACAACGCGGTTCCCGCCGACCAGCGCGCCGATCCGGGCGTAAGGACGGCCCGAGACGGCCAACTGGTGCTGCACCTGAAACTCGATGTGCGGCGGGGCTTCGAGGCCACCATCGGTTTCGGCCCATCCTTCTTTGAAGACGAGGGCGTCCACATTCTTGATTTCGAGGAGACCGTCCTGCCCGAGTTCGGGGATCAGCAGGTTGAAGTCGAAGCTGGAACCCATCCGCAGTTTCGGCATCCGCATGTATTCATCCATGGGCGAAACCTTCCAGCCGTGGTCGGCAGCGATGCCTTCCGCGATGGCCTTCTGCAAGCGGGTTCCCCACTTCATGCGCTCGTTCTCATCGAGCGTCACGACCTCCGCGTTCTTCTTACGGTGCCAGAGTTCAAAGAGCGTCATATAAGGAGACGCCCCGAATAGCGCGGAAACCTCCGTGCTGGTGATGTCCTGCGCGCGCAGCTTGAGCCAGTCTTCCTTGGTTTCCGGCATCAGTATTTCACGGTCGCCCATGTTCATGTCTTTGGTCTCCTTTATTAAAGTGAGGTGGTGCGGCACTCATCAGTCCAGATGATCGTCCTAAATGCTCTTGGCCTCATCATGCCGGGACAGCAGCGTTACCACGCTCCGACACTTCCGCGCCGCCTGCAAGTGCTCATGTGGGCGGGGCCGCGCGTAGCCGCCCCGAATCCACAACCGAACGAGTCTCAACCTTCCGCGGGTTTTCCCGCACCACCTATTGAAATGACACTTCCTGTCAAAAGTCGGTCTTTAATATATCCACGAGATAGCTTTCTTTTAGTGTGCTTGCTGTGCGAAAACATCCGCAGCAGTCCGCTCTTTGGATATTCCATCTTCCACACTGACATCATCATTCTGCTCAACCGTGTCAGGGGCGAGCCCAAGCGACGATACCGCCGCTGCCGTCCAGTTTTCACCGCGCTGCCTTTTTCTTCATTCTCTTATAATATGCGCGCGGCCCTTTGGGGTCGTTGAAAAGCTGCCGATTTTTGTTCGGATGCGTGTGCAAGATATATTTGCGCTTGTCGGGGTCTTGGCCCGTGCTGCCGATCCGTTCCCGGCACGCCTTCCTGATCGCCTTCATTTTCTTTTCGCTCATATCGCCTCACTGTGCGTCGTTGTGCTTCTGATAGTGCATAGGGTAACAAATAGCCAAAATGGTGTCAAGTATATCTGTAAAGTTTTTCTTCACAAAAAATACATATCGCATTTTTACCGACGAGAAGTTTATAGAAACGATTGACAAAGATGTTCATATTTTGGCAATATCTACGCATGTTCCTGAACCCCGCAGAATATGTCATCAAGATTTTCGGAGGCGTTCGAGCGACGGCCCGCGAGGTCGAGCGCACGCCTTCCGCTATCTCCGGCTGGCGCAAGGTAAAGCGCGTTCCGCTCGGGATGTTCAAGCGCATCCAGCGACGGGCGAAGGCGAGAAAAAAAACGGTCACTCTCGACAATCTCATCCTCGGCGGCGAATATAAATAGGAGGCGCACATGGAAAAGGAAGTCACCACATCGGAAGAAGCGCAGGAAGTCCTCGACAAGAACAATGTCCCTGTCGTCGTGAGCGGATGGGTGCGCTGCTTCATGAGAAATCCCGACAGTAAGCTGATCGTGAAGGGTGACAGCGCGTTCGTTTACGCCGAGAACGGAAAAGCCGAAGTCGAACTGCACAACTCCGACGCCTTCGTCATGGGCCGGATGAAATGCGACGCGCTCTGCGTCAAAGTTTTCGGAAGAAGCCAGCCGCACATCGAGTTCCTTGAACTCTCCGCGCAAGGCGGTGCGCTCGAAGTCAACGACGATTCTGTGGCGAGGATATGGGGGGGGGTGCCGTTACAAGTCAAAAAGAACGGCAACGCCAAGATCGTGCGGAACGGAACTGAAAACTTGTGAATTTCCAGCTGCGAAAATATCAGACGGACTGCATCGAGCAGATCCGCGCCGTCATGCACGGCGGGACTCACTCGGTGCTTTTCCAGCTGCCGACGGGTGGCGGCAAGACCGCGCTGGCCTCTCACATGCTCGCCACCGCCGCGAAGAAGGGACTCTCCTGCTGGTTCACCGTCCACCGCCGCGAACTCATCAAGCAGTCCATCCGGGCCTTCCATAATATAGGAATAGAGGCCGGGATCATTTCATCCGGGTTCCCAGAATCCAAGGGCTTCAAGATCCAGATCGCCAGCATCCAGACCCTTATCAAGAGGGTTGGACGGTTCCCCGCGCCCAAGCTGATCGTCTGGGACGAGTGCCACCACATCGCCGCGAAGTCGTGGGCCTCACTCCATGAGAAGTTCTCCGGGGCCTACCACATCGGCCTCACCGCGACCCCGGAACGGTTGGACGGGCGCGGCCTCGGCCAGTTCTTCAAGGCCATGGTCAACGGGCCATCGGTCGAGCAGCTGATCCATGACGGGTTCCTCTCTCCCTACCGCCTCTACGCCCCGGCCACGGTCAACCTCGAAGGCGTGCACACCCAGATGGGCGACTACATGAAATCCGAACTGGCCGCGGTCGTGGACAAGCCCAAGATCACCGGGGACGCCGTGGCCCACTACATGAAATACGCCTACGGTCGCCGCGCGGTGGCGTTCTGCGTGTCCATCCAGCACTCCCGGCACCTCGTTGAGCAGTTCAACTCCGCAGGCGTCCCTGCCGAGCATGTGGACGGTGACACCCCCGCCGAGCAGCGCGACCACGCCATCAAAATGTTTTCCATCGGAGAGATCAAGGTGCTCTCCAATGTGGATCTGTTCGGCGAGGGTTTCGATGTCCCGGCCATCGAGTGCGCCATCCTCCTGCGGCCCACCAAGTCGCTGGGCGTTTACTTGCAGCAGTGCGGGCGCGCCCTCCGGCCCATGGAAGGCAAGACCGAGGCCATCATACTCGACCATGTGGGGAACTGCCAGCGTCACGGGCTGCTGGACGAGCCGCGGGAATGGTCACTCGAAGGCCGCGCCAAGAAGAAGCGCGGGGAAGACGAGGGCCGGAAGGTGCGGATCTGTCCGACCTGTTTTGCCGCCATGTTCCTCGGAGCGGCCCGCTGCTCCTTTTGCGGGTTCTCGTTCGCCGCGCCTGCCGGAGCGGGCCGTGAAATTGACAAAGAGGATGGAGAACTTCAAGAGGTCAACGCCGAGCAGCTGCGCCGGATGCGGAACCAAGAGCAGGGCATGGCGAAGACCTTGGAAGATCTGATCGCCGTGGGGCGGGCCCGGAACTATAAATTTCCTGAACGCTGGGCGCACAATGTGTTCCAAGCGCGGCAGGCCAAGAAACTCGCAGAGGGGAGGTTCGCATGAAAAGGATGATCCCAAATTACTTAAATGACATCGTGCTGCTTGTAGATGTGGTAAAACTGATTGATAAGGCGAACCTCTGTTTCGAGACGCGCTTGGAAGTTTTGAACTTCATCGTGCGCCGAACCATCGGCAGGAACTACAACATCACCAAGACACAATGAGTGGGAACGCACTCGTCAAGCGCATCCAAGTGGCCGCCTCCGCAGCCGGGGCCCGGGTGCTCCGCAACAATGTGGCCGTGGCGTGGGTCGGTCAGCTATTTAAGCCGGACGGCATCCGGGTCGTGACCATGGTTCCCGGGGATGTCCTGCTCCGCGGGGCGCGCCCGCTCCACGCTGGTCTCCATGTGGGGTCTGGCGACCTGATCGGCTGGAAGACCATCACCATCACGCCGGACATGGTGGGCCGTCCTGTGGCCGTCTTTACTTCCATCGAGGCCAAGGACGGCTCCGGCAGGCCCAGCAGGGCACAACTCGCATGGCAGCGCGCCGTCCGCATGTCAGGCGGCATCGCTCTGATCTCTCATTCGGAAGAAGAAGTCGTCAACGATCTTAATTCATTCAAGTAGAGGAGCACCTTGCAAAACAATCTCGATTTCACCGGGCTCGCTGCTGCTTTGCTCGACCGGGCAGAAGGGCTGCTTCAAGAGTGGCTTCCCGGCGGCAAAAACATCGCGGGCGAGTATTGCTGCGGGGATCTCCGCGGCGGCGCAGGCGAGTCCTTAAAGGTCAACCTCAAAAACGGACGGTGGGCCGACTTCGCTGGCACCGACAAGGGCGGCGATCTGATCTCGCTCTACGCCGCGGTGAAAGGCATGAAACAAGGCCAAGC